ATGAAATGGAAAGTTGAGAAGAACAATTCTTTGGAAGACTTCTTCAGTTGAAATGAAAAGGAAATTATATGAGTATTCTTGATAAAATTAAAAAGAACAGCAGCATCAAAGATTCTGCTATTCTGGCGAAATCAAAATTCTTTACTGAAAAGGATATGATTCCAACGGCAGTTCCAGCAATCAATATTGCTTTGTCTGGTAAACTAGATGGTGGTTTAACACCAGGTCTTACTATGTGGGCAGGTCCATCCAAACATTTTAAGACTGCATTTTCTCTGTTGATGGCTAAGTCTTATCTAGATAAATATCCCGATGCAGCACTCCTATTCTACGATTCTGAGTTTGGTACTCCGCAGTCTTATTTCGATAGCTTTGGCATCGACACTGAGCGGGTGCTCCATACTCCTCTTACGGATATTGAACAATTAAAGTTTGATGTGATGCAACAGTTGACACAATTGGAACGTGGTGAACATCTTATCATTGTGATTGATTCAATTGGCAACCTTGCGTCCAAGAAAGAGGTCGAAGATGCACTTGAGGGTAAATCTGTTGCAGATATGTCCCGCGCAAAACAAGTTAAAAGTTTGTTCCGTATGGTGACACCACACTTGTCACTCAAAGATATTCCAATGATTGTTGTCAATCACACATACAAAGAAATTGGTATGTTCCCGAAAGATATCGTTGGTGGCGGTACAGGTTCTTACTATTCTGCCGACAACATTTTCATCATTGGTCGCCAACAAGAAAAAGAAGGAACTGAAATTGTTGGTTACAACTTTATTATTAACGTAGAAAAGAGTAGGTATGTTAAAGAAAAATCTAAAATCCCTGTGTCTGTATCTTTTGATGGTGGTATTAGCCGTTGGTCAGGCTTACTTGATATTGCATTGGAATCCGGACATGTCATCAAACCCTCAAATGGGTGGTATAGCAAAGTGGATGTTTCCTCCGGTGAAGTAGAAGATAAGAAGTATCGGGAAAAGGACACTCACTCAAAAGAGTTCTGGTTGTCTGTTTTGAAACAAAAATCTTTCCAAGAATTTGTTGAAAATAAGTATCGTGTTGCTGCAAGTGAAATCATGCAGAGTGAGGACGATGAGGGTGTTTTAAATGATTGAGGGTATTGATTTCTGTTACATATATCCTAAGAATGATGCAACAACAGTTCACATCAGGCTTCTACAAGGACCTTATAAAGATACCGTATTCAAATATGGTAAGGTTAAAATAAAAGAAGAAAGTGACGGAGTTCATTTACTTTTTGCTTATGATGTGTTAGAATCTGAAGTCAAGAAACCAGCAAAGCTGGAAAAAGACGAAGATTTCAAAAATTATATTGGTGACTTATTGGTAGAAATAATGTCATCTAATATGGATGAGGATATTATTGATGAAACTGGAACAGACAATACTGAAAAACCTAATTTACAATGATGAGTATCTACGCAAAGTTTTACCTTTCATAAAACCTGAGTATTTCACCGATAGAACCGATAAAACAATCTTCAACGAAATTACTTCTTTTGTTGAATCGTACAACTCGACACCTTCAATTGAGTCATTGGTTCTGTCCATCAAAGAAAATAGAAACCTGACCGATTCAGAACTAGAGAACTGCGAATCTTATTTACAAGAAATCGATGCGTCTAAAAAAGAAGTATCGAAAATTGAATGGCTCGTTGATAAAACGGAAAAGTTTTGCCAAGAAAAAGCAATTTATAATGCAGTTCTCGGTTCGATTTCTATTCTAGACGGAAAAGATAAAGTACACGATAAAGGTCAGATTCCGAAGATTCTTTCTGATGCACTGGCAATCAGTTTCGACAATTCTGTTGGTCACGATTATCTGGAAAATTCAGATGATCGTTTTGACTTTTATCACCGCAAAGAAGAAAAGATTCCTTTCGATTTGGAATACTTCAACAAAATCACCAAAGGTGGCCTTCCTGCAAAGACATTGAATATTGCTCTTGCAGGCACTGGCGTTGGTAAAAGTTTGTTCATGTGTCACGTTGCTGCATCATGTATGGTTCAAGGCAAGAATGTGCTATATATCACCATGGAAATGGCTGAAGAAAAGATCGCAGAACGTATTGATGCGAACTTGTTGAACGTCACTGTTGATGATTTGGTCAACTTATCTAAGGATGCGTATGACAAAAGAATCGTTAAGTTAAGAGAAAAAACTGTTGGCAAATTAATCATCAAAGAATATCCAACAGCAGCAGCATCAGTAACACATTTTAGGACATTGTTGAATGAACTTAATCTCAAGAAAAGCTTTGTTCCTGATATTATTTTTGTGGATTACCTCAATATTTGTTGTAGTTCTCGCATTAAAACCGGATCAAACGTTAATTCATATACCTATGTTAAAGCAATCGCAGAGGAATTGCGAGGTCTTGCCGTTGAATTCGGAGTACCAATTGTTTCTGCGACACAAACAACAAGAAGTGGATATACTTCTTCCGACCCCGGATTGGAAGACACAAGTGAGTCTTTTGGTTTGCCCGCTACAGCAGACTTGATGTTTGCATTGATTTCTTCTGAAGAACTGGAAGAACTTGGTCAGATCATGGTCAAACAGTTGAAGAATCGTTATTCTGATCCAACACAATACAAACGATTCAGTCTAGGTATTGACAGAGCGAAGATGCGCCTGTATGATGTGGAACAATCTGCACAAGATGATATTATTGATTCAGGTAAAGATAAACCATTGAACACTTTCGGTAACAGAGAAATGAAAGCCAAAAAGGCCTTTGAGGGTTTTAAAGTATGAATTTAAATATACAAGATGGAATTCATTGTGCAAAAGTATTCAAAGACTACTTTGGTGAATTCAATCGAATCGATGAATATATGCGAGATCAGAAGTTGGCATCTCTTTCTGAAATGCCAAGCAATCCTCTTTTTCCATTAGAAGATGATTTATTTTCAGATTTCAGTATGAATCCGGCCGATATGGATTTTGAAGTGTGTGAGATTCCAATTGATCAATGGGAAAATCTACTGAATATCACCAGTTCACATATCAACATTTCTCCTGTTGGACGCCAGGTTCGCCTGGCTGTCATCGAAAAGAACACGAAGAAGATTGTTGGTTTTATTCGCCTTGGTTCACCAGTAATCAATATGAAACCAAGAAATGAAATGTTGGCGCAGGTCTTCACCCAACAACCAGAATGGGCGAAACGATTCAATGATTCTGCAATGATGGGATTCGTAATCGTTCCTGCACAACCATTCGGTTACAATTATCTTGGTGGTAAACTTCTTGCAAGCATCTGCACATCACATGAAGTTCGTGAAATTGTCAACAAGAAATACAATATGAACATGTGTTTGTTTGAGACAACCAGTTTGTATGGTAGTACAAAGACAGTTTCTCAATATGATGGCATGAAACCTTTCATTCGTTTCAAAGGTTTGACTGATAGTGATTTCGTACCACTTATGCACGGCAAACCCTATGAAGACCTGAAAAGTTTTGTTGAGAGTATAGTTGGTGATATCGTTGATCCAGAATCATCAAGTAAAAAACTGAAAACAACAATGGCAATCATTGCAATGACTAAACAATCATTAAAGAGTGATAAAGACGCCTTAACAGCCTTTAATGATACAATAAATAAAGCAAAGAATTTGACAGAACAGAAGAGATACTATATCAGTGATTATGGATTCAGTAATATGGTAGATTATGTCAACTGCAAAACTGACAAATTAGTTCCTGGTGAAAACTATGAGAAACATCATCTTGAGAATCTAATCAGATGGTGGAAAAACAAAGCTTCAAGTCGATATGCAACATTACAACAGGAAAATAAATTAAAAACCGATTTAGAGGTCTGGACTTCTGGAAAGGAGATCCAAATCATAAGATAAATACTTTTTTTGAAAGTAACTTATGGCTTATACATTTTTCCCAAAAACTGCGACGGAAATTAAGCAAACTCTGAAAGGTGACAAAGCAAAGATTGATGAGATTATAAATGTCTTTGCATACCTTAAAGATAAGTTTAATAAACTGCAAACACCAATCAACATTGATCCTGCTTCTATTAGTAAGATCAATGTTACCAGAGATTTGCAAACCGATATAGACCTCGCAAAAATAAAAAAAGAGGCAAAAGTATCTAAAATAACAATGAAGTTTGGTTCTGGATCATCTGGCGGCCGAGGTGTACAGAACAAAGGTAATGCTTATGAAGGTCAACTAGCCGAAGCAATTACGGAATGGTGGCAAGGTACAAAAATTACCGATTCTAAATTGCAACAAGCAGTTGATGATATTGTCAAACTACACAAATTAAATAATGTTAAAAAACTAGAAGTTAAAATGGTTGGTGAACTGAACAACAAACGACCTTTTGTTTTTACACCACAAGTTCTCATTTCATCAAAGATTCCTGTACAAGATAACAATCTGGGGCCCGTTGTTACCGATATTACATTAGTCTGTGATGGTAAAAAAGAAATTTATCTGAGTTTGAAAACTGGCGGCACAGTTACATTTTTTAATTCTGGTGTACGTACTGTTCTTTCTCCAGAAGAAATTAAAACTGGTCGCATCAAAAATAAAGACGGTTTAAAAATTTTGAACATGTTTAATATTAATGATGCATTGTTTTGTGATATTTACAATGGTAAACTTAAAAAGGGTTACAATGAAGATGTGTGGAAAACAATGTCACCGAAACAGAAAACTGAATTGAAAAACTTCTTAATTTCAGGTGTTGGCCATGGTTATACTATTGTTCATAAATTGACCGGTAAAACTGAGGTTTATGATATTGATAAAAAGTATATGACAGAAGCCGCAACACCAACTTCTTGTACTGTATACTATGGTGGTAAATCCGGTAATGGTAAGCGTATTGACATGGAAATAGAAACCGGTCATTACATTCTTAAACTCAACATACGTGATACACAAGGCGGTGATGGTTATCCTACCCGTATGATGTGTGATTACTCCTACAAATAATGCCATTAAACGAATTCGACAAAGTTTTTAAAGAATATAAAGAATCTGATTTCGATTACGGTTTCTCGGCCGTATCGGAAGAAGAATATAATTCAGCAATCAACAAAACAGAACAGACAGCTGAAGACTACAAAAAGAGACTGGAAGATATTGAGAAAATAATTGTGCCTCTCCTAAAGAAACTACATAGTACAGGCGACAAAGAATATATCTACTGGCCAAACCGCAAACCTAT